TGATCAGCCTCCTGCAGCAAGATATCGCGAGCCGTCAGTCGTCTCTTCTGAACACCGCAAACAATCCTGCGGTGCCTGTCGGATCCCTGCTTGCCCAGACAACCGTAGATCCGAACTGGAAACCTGTACAGAACGCAACGATCCCAGGTCCCAACTTCAATTCAATGAAGTCACTTGGACCGCTTGATAATGTTCCTAAGAGCTCGTTGGTACCGTGTACGTGCCCAACCTATACTATGAGCTGCCCCACGCACGCTGGATCCATGCCGTCGTCAGTGGTTCCTGGCGACACGATCTCTGCCCTCACCAAGGCCCAAGACCAGTATGATATCATGCGGCCGTTCAACAATACTGCCGAGGACGTTCCTGGTTTTCTAACTACATTTAGTGCCTTCGGGTAATATAATAAGTAGAGCATGTTCGGACTTCACAACCATCGTGGAAGCTGCTGGGTAAACGCTGCACTTCAAGGATTGTTCTCGTGTCCGGTTCTGACTGATCGGTATTCCGACAATGAAAATGTAGATAGGGAAAATCCGGTAGATGTGTGTGTGGAATCCATCTATCGCAACAAGGGAACCGCGGGCCTGCGTGAGTTCTTTGACGTGATCAAGACATCGTACCTACCCGCCGGGGAGAACATCGGGGACAGCCACGAACTGATCGTTCATCTGTGCGACAAGCTGCCCTGGCTGGACAAGGAGTTCCGCTTCGATATTGGAGATCGTATCGAGTGTGGAGGGTGCAAGGTCACACAGTTCGAGAAGACGAGTGCCATCGATATTCACCTGATGCCTTCCAAGCCGGGGATCCCGCTTCTGGACGCGATTCACGAGTATGTCCAACCCCATGCGATCTCGGACTGGAAGTGCGACAAGTGTTCTCACGTTGGATGTCAAAAGCAGGTGCTGTTTGGATCCTTCCCTAAAGTTTTGATGATCTGGTCTATGACTCCTATCGATTACTCCAGCCTCCTGGTTCTCAACGGCAAGAAGTATTTCCTCTTTTCGGTCGTGTGTTTCAACGGAGGTCACTGGTGGACGTATGCACGTAAGCTCCCGCCAGGACACGCGTGGTATGTCTTGGACGATACAAATGTCCGAGAGATGGACTCTAAGAAGTTCCCTGTCGATCGTACGATGCGAGTCCTGCTTTATTTCCTATATGAAAACTAATGAGTCAACCCGACCTCCCCATAATCCTGACACTAGTGTCCGGAGTTATTGTCGTCGTTGTCATGATGATGCTTGCAGTCACGGACTTTGTTGCGTTCCTTGCGTTCAGCATTTTGATCGCGGCCATATCGTTTGTGCTTTACTACTTTGGATTCGTAACGTTCAAACTAGAGCCTCGGGAATTGGATATCACCTACAACGTTGACCCATTTGCGGGTCAGAGGGTAGCGTCTGTTCCTGCCCCCATTCCCACCGAAGTGTTCTATGTGTCGGACAACAAGTTCACATATGAGCAAGCCCCGTTGGTGTGCAAGGCCTACGGTGCCGAGATTGCGTCCTACGCCCAAGTTGAGCAGGCGTACAATGCGGGTGCAGAATGGTGCGGATACGGATGGTCGGAAGGCGGAATAGCACTGTTCCCTACCCAGAAGGCGACGTGGGAGAAACTGCAGAAGGACACCAACCCTCAGAACCGTATTAAGTGTGGTCGCCCCGGAGTGAATGGAGGGTACTTTGATCCCAAGACGCAGTTCGGAGTCAACTGTTATGGTATCCGCCCATCCAAGCCGAAAGGTACGATTCCCTCGACAGATCCGGCGGTTGATAAGCTTCTCGATGTTCTCAAGAAGAACCTGTCGTCTTTCGTCGTCCAGCCGTTCAATTCAAAGCTGTGGTCAGAGAACCCGATGGGAAATATTCAGTCGTCGCAGACGTCCACGCCCACCGCATCCCCCGTTCCTGGAGCAACACAACCGTCGACATCACAGACTACACGGCCGTCGGCCCCCGGAACGACATCTACGCTCATGAGTGCTCGGCCTTCGGCTTCAACCACAGCGGCCTCTGCGGCCGCGGGATCAGTCAGCCAGGCTCCTCCGGCTGCTAGTACCTCTTCTCGCACAACTGGGTCAACGGGGACGAACCCAATGGGAATTCTGACAGATACGTTTAACAGCCTGGGGTCATCTGCATCAAATTTTGTCAGCGGGTTATAAGTAAGTAAGGAATGAGCACCTGGAACCCCGATGACGCCCATGTCCTAGAATCTCGCTGGACGTTCCAGACTCCCGTGAACGCCCAGGACGCTCCCCCGCGTACGCCGTTTGTGGGTTCGTTTAACGTTCCGCTCGCCCGCGAACGTCTGCAGCCCAATAACTTTCAGTGGCTCGTTTACCGTCCGCAGGAACATGCGATTCCGCCGTTCGAGTATTTCAAGAACACGCGTGCTCCGTCGCGGGTTATGACGTCCACGAATTTTCACTACCCCAATAAGTAATAACACCATGATCGAAGTTGCCCTTTTTACTGGTGTCGGATTGCTAGGCTACATCCTAGCTACCCAATACAAGGAGGAATCCCCCCTAGTGATTCGGGAGGGATTCACGGATGTGAATACCTCGCAGAATACTCCGATCGCCCAGAACGACAGTGTCGCCTACTCCCAGGACAACAAGGGGCACAATAACATGGTACCGTTCTTCGGTCCCAAGGTTACGCAGAATACGCAGGCGGCTGCGAACTCGTCCATCCTGGACTCGTATGCTGGTACGGGTAGTGACTATTTCCAGAAGCGTGAAGTCTCATCCTTCTACGACGTGGTCCCTGGCCAAGGCCTGCCATTCGGAAACCAGAACGAGTCGGATTTCTACCAGTCTCGCATGGTTGCTGGAATGAACATGAAGAACGTGTCGCCGATTGAACGGACCTATGTCGCCCCGGGTGTGAACGACGGATACAACAATCTCGGTTCGGGTGGCTACCAGCAGTTCAACGCTACTCAGGAGTTCGCTAAGCCGCGTACCACGGACGAGCGTCGTGCGGCGAACAAGCCCAAGCTGTCGTACGATACTCCTGTCATTCCTGGATCGTACTTCATTACTCAGCCGGGTCTACAGCCCCCTGTCATGAAGAATCGTCCGGATACGTTCCAGGTTCTGTCGGACAACAATGGCGAGATGCTGTACCTCAACACTACGGGCGGAGCTCAGGTAGCCCCTGCATCCTTCCCTCAGCAGATGTTCAAGGAGCAGCAGCGTGAGACGACCAATTTGGAGTACTACGGAACGGGCGGAGCGGCGTTTACGTTTGCCAATTACATCCGGGCGTTCACCGAGCCGTTCGAGGAGTTCATGAAGCTGACGGTGGGCGAGTGGGCGGGCCCTGGTGGTGGTGCTGGTTCGGCGAACGAGGGAACCTACCTTGCGGACCCGTACTTGGTGGCGTACACGAACCCTGGACGCGAGTTGTCGTCCATGACGAATTACACGCCCCCTGGCAACATCCAGATGAATGCGGGCGAGGCACAGGTGGGTGCCGTCAAGGTGAACAAGGACGAGGATATGATGATCAATATCCGCCAGTTCGTGGATCCTGCCAACGTTGTGACAACGGGTGCGACGGTACAGCAGCTGGGTGTGTACCGCTTCAACGAGCCTATTCCGCAGGACCAGGAGATCAAGAACATGGATCCTACTATCCTGGACGCTTTCCGTGCGAACCCGTATACACAGAGCCTCACGAGTTCACCGTCGATGGTGAACGAGCTGACGTCGCGGTAATGGCTTACGAGTGTAGCATAAGAGTAAGAATAACATGGATATTGGGGACGCCCTGTCATCGCTTTTGTACGGACAGTTGGAGGTGGATATTCGCAATCCTACGCATCTAGAGCAACTAGAGATTGTGCGTGCGATTGTGGCGAATCCGGGAGCTATTCGGAGACTAAAGATCGTCGGCGACGTCCACCCTTGGGTGTCTGCCTTGCTGGAGTGCGTGCGTGAACAGGAGAAAACGACAGCTCGCGACTCGATGCTTCCGGCAAAAGTGGAGTCGCGGGAGCCGGTGCAGGTGCGGGTGGAGCGGGAGGAGTCGTAGCCGGGGCTGGAGCAGGAGCCGGGGCTGGAGCAGGGGGAATAAACCCGGTGAAATGGTCATCGGCGGCCTTCTTGAGAAACTCGTACTGTCCTCGCTCGGTAGATTCGGGAGGGAGTGTCGGGATCTTCTTGGCGATTGCGGCGTAGGACTGGTTGAGGGTAGGACGCTCGGCGGTGACCATCATGACGTCCTGGAGATTGGCACGGCTGGACGTGTACGCATTAATCCGTTCCTGGAGAGGACGGTCTTTCAGTTCGTTGAATGTGAGTAAGTTTACGGTATTCAACGTTGACTGATTCTTGAGGATTTCTGCGGCGTTCACAGGTTTCACTGGGAGCATCATGTGAGTCGCATAGGCCGCACCAAAACAGCACACTGCGGATCCAGCGGTTAAAGCGGCGATCATTATGTATAGCGGAAAAACAATTATGCGTCTCGTTGACGATGGAACGCTTCTTCGCGTTCAAAATAATTTGCTCCAGTCCAAAAATATTCAGAATCTCCACGGATCCTGGTGGTTCAACGTCCTGATGTTCTTCCTTGTTGCCGGGATATTCATTTTCTTCCTTTCGACTCAATATACCTCCACGAAATACATCATCGAGGCCGAAGCGACACGCAAAGACATTCCCTTCAAGGAGAACTCGTTCCACAACGCGGTGCGAAATCGTATTGATATGTAATAATGCCGCCGCGTAGTACAGATCTACTAAAACTCAAGCTTGATATGGTCTATCGCGGTCTGCCAAAAGATAAGGCCGAAACACGATTCACCGAGATCGTCACACCTGTCCCCGCCCCTGCTCCGTCTCCTGCCCCTGCCCCAGTACCCACCAAAACGAATTCGACAGAGAGCAAGACAGCGTAAGATTATCTTAAAATGAACATCTTCTTCCTCCATTGGAATCCCCGCAAGTGTGCCAAGTATCACTGTGATAAACACGTCATCAAAATGATTCTGGAATCCTGTCAGCTGCTCTACACCTGCCACTGGGTCCACTCTGAACCTGCTCCTCCGCCTTATATTGATTGTGCCCCGGGAGGAGGGTACAAGCCCACTCATCGCAAACACCCCTCTGAAATTTGGTTGTGCGAATCACTCGACAATTATCGGTGGCTCATTCAGCTTGCACGGGAACTTCTGGTAGAGTATGCGTATCGCTACGGGTCTGATCGCGTCCACGCATGTGAGAAGCACCTCGATTGGCTGGCAGCGGTCTATCCCTCCGGCCTGATGTCCCGAGGTCTCACCCCGCCGCGGTGTGCAATGCCACCAGAGTTCAAGACGGCAGGAGATGCAGTGGAGTGTTACCGGGCATACTACTGTGGTGCCAAACTCCACATTGCGAACTACCGAAAACGCCACCGACCTCATTTCTTGCCCAAGTATAATGAGTGAAGGCGGTGCTAAAATATCAGTAACCGCAGCAGCGGCTTCTCAGAATCTCGGTATTCGAGCGAAGCGTGCTAAGAAAACCGTAGCTACACGTCGCAGGTCCGAGTCAGATATATCCAAGGCTCTTCCTGCTACCGGTGCTATGGGAATTGAGAACTTGAAGGCCAGGGCTGCGAAGGCGAAGGATGCTGTGGCCGCTAAACCGAAATCAGATGTAGCTGCTGAGACGCCTGCTGCCGAGTCCAAGGCTCTCCCTGCTACGGGAGCCAAGGGAATTGAGAATCTCAAGGCTCGTGCAGCGAAGGCAAAGGACGCAGTTGCAACAAAGACTGCCGACGGTGCTGCCGAGATCGAGAAGGCCGTAATTGGCCAGCCGGGTCTGGATACACAGGCAGTAGATACCGTGACCGATGTGGCCAAGTTAGAGTTTCCCCCGGAACTCACAGGATGGTCTCGCGTAAACGTTCCCTCTACAGATTTTGACTGCCTCATTCATTCTATGCTCATTGCTATCAGCCCGACCTTCCGCAAGCAGCCTCTCGGCGTCCGTAACGCGATCGCATCTAACTTTCGTCGCGACGGTCTTTTTTCCAAGACCGAGGGACTCACCGACGAGGAGGCCAAGCGTATTGCTGCGAACCAGACCTACCTTGAGACATCCGAGCTCGAGAAGTTCGCCAAGCAGCACGGTCTCAACTTTTTGATTGTGGCTAAGACGTCAGGGGCTGTCCAGGCGGACATCCTGAAAACTAAGGAGAAACTCCCAGGGCAGAAGGAGGCAAGTGTCCTGGAAGGAAAAGCGGGGGCACCGGTGTACGTCCTATACAACGATAACCAGAACCACTTCGAGGCAGTGCACGGACCCGGTGGAGAGTATTCCATGCCGTACGATGAAGCTATCAAGATCTCCAAAAATTTTAACAAGGACGTCCCACCGGAAGAGGCTAAGAAACTCCTTGCCGCCAATGCCGAAGAGAAGGCAGTGGCAGCGGCAGCCCCCGCATCTCCCACTCCCTCTGAGAACCCTGCTCCTCCCGTCCCCGGAAGTCCGCCAGTAGGCGACGATTTTGGGTTCATCCACTTAACGGACAACGTCGATCCTCCTGATGTCATCGCCCACCGTTTTGTCCTGTCACGTGATGGAGACGTTCTCAAGCCGTCGATGCAGCTTATGGGCTCAGACACTGCAACCCCCAAAATTGAATCAATCAAGACTGCTTCGCGGGAACGTACCCGTGCCGAAAAGAAGGTTCTCAAGCGTGGAGACGGAACAAGTGTGAAGCCGGACGAGACGATTGTGGGAGCGTACTCGGACATGGAAATCCCCCTATTCCACTTTGCGTCTGATGTCGAGAAGTTCCTAGATGATCCCAACGTCGTTTCATCGTCATCTCCCACAATTCTCCCGCCTACCAGCCCCCTCCTAAAACCCCGTGACGTACCGTCCGAACAGGCGATCACATTCAATCTTAAGAGCTCGATTCCCGAAATCACATTCAACCCTTCCTCATCGGCGTTCAACAATTTTTACGTCGGACCGGTTGGAAAGAAGGATCACCGTGTCGCTCTTCACGGTTTCCTAGTCTCGCCTGTCGTTGCAAAGATCAAGGGACGTGGAGATATTACGCTTCAGAAAGGGTTTGAGATGGTGTCGGTACTCACGGGAACACTTGGCTCAGCCCCGATAGGAACTGTTGTGGTGCCGATGGTGCCCCCGGAAACCCCGGTGCTTGCCCCCGTTCCTGCCCCCGCTCCAGCTCCTGCTCCTGCCCCTGCCCCTGCCCCTGCCCCTGCCCCTGCTCCGGCTCCAGCTCCTTCTCCTGCCCAGACCCGCGGACGTTCAACTACCCCGGTTGCACCGACAACAACAGACGTAACTGTAGCCCCAGATGCCGTAGGAGCTATGGCTGCTCGTAGTTCGTCTCCGCCCCCTCCCCCCGAAGTCCCTTCTCCTTTCACTACTGAAGTGGGTGTCAACCCTAACGCGGTAGGAGCTCTAGCCGCCCGATCTGCGTCTCCTCCCCCTCCTGCACCGAAGCTCGAGGAGAACAAGCAGTTGGTACAGAATATGTCCCAACAGGCGTCTGATCTTGTCAGGATAGAGGCCAGGCGTGATAAGGCCGAGGCGGATATTGCTGGGGCAGGAGATGTTTCGCCCCAGCGGCGGCTACAGCTGATCAATGACGCCCAACAAATGAAGAAGCTTGCTGCCGATGCCAAGAAGAAGTGGGAAGCTACGGGGAAGAAGGTACTGGATGCAGCCGAGAAGGAACATGAGCGTGTGAAGAAGGCACACGCCAAGTACATGGCCACACTAAAGGAAAACAGGGACGCGGCAAAGGCGGCGAATGACAAGGTCGCGAAACTGGAGAAGGATGCTGCGGCTGCTAAAGATGTTCTGGACAAGGAAGTTGCCAAGGGTGATAAGTCCACCAATAAGCGGAAGGAGGCTCTGGCCAAGACTTCGGTTCAGATTGCCAAGGATGTCATCAAAGCCAAGGCGGATGCCGCAGAAGCAGACGCAGATGCTGCACTCTGGTCGAAGGACGAGCAGGTTGTAGAGGAAGGTCTTGCGAACTCAGCATCGAATCTTGAAGAGCTTCGTAAGAAGGTAAAGGATCCTCGGTACGTCTCCCCGACAACAGCGGCGGTAGCCCCGGGGGCAGTCAGTGCAATGGCCGTACAGGCCGCGGCACCCGCGAATGCTCCTCAGTCTCCAGTGAATACGGCTCTCCAGCAGTACACGGCTAGTCGTAGACTCGTTGAGGCCAATCCTATGCGTGCAGAACGCCAGCGTCTACCTAATTCTGCTGCCGCTGCCCGGTCTCTTGTGCAGCAGTATGTAGAAGAGGCTCCGGCTCCTGCTCCAGCTCCAGCTCCAGCTCCAGCTCCAGCTCCAGGCATCGTGAACCCTCTCGCTCCTACTCCCGAAGGCCTGGCGGCTCGTGCAGCTGCCGAGCAACGCCTAGGACTTGGAGAACGCGGAACTCTTGGAACCCCCGTTGCTCCTCAAATGAATACCCCTCTAGTCCAGGGCGAAGTTGTGCCCCCTGTAATTCCTTCAATTTCTTCTGCTCTCGCCGCATCTCTGGACGTGTTCAACCCTAATGCTGCCCCTGCCCCCGCACCGGCACCGGCACCGGCCCCAGCACCGGCCCCTGCTACAACTGGAACAGCCGTCCCTGAACGCACAGTGTCCATCGATTCTGGAGTGTTAACATCCCTTGACCAGTTCGCTCCTCGTCGGCCAGCGTACACTGCTCCCGCCCCCGAAGAGGCCGCAGCCCTTCCTCCCACAACACCCTCTCCCACAAATATCACTGGAACTATTGATGAAGCCTTTGATATGACATTCCGCGACGCAGTCACAAACTTCATCAAGAGCGTGGATACAGAACTCAACCTCAAACTCCTCAACGATGAGAACGTGGAGCAGGCGTTCAAGGACAAGCGTTTGACATCTTACATTGCCGATGTCAAGAAGAACCATAAGGGACAGGCGTTCACTCTCCAGTTCCCGTCTCACGACTTTGTGAAGTCTAGTGCGGCCAAGGGAACTGGATGGAACGCTGGAGGCGGAGACTGGGAGATCCCGGTAGAACGCAAGATGGGCGGAGATACTGTGTTTATCTCCATCGACAAGTTCAAGTACGGATCTACACTCGTGAAGCAGAAGAAGGGTGGAGTTCGCCCCAGTGGCCCGACGTTCCGTTTCGAGTTTGAGCTGAATTATCCGCAGGAGACAGTGGGTGGACGTCGGCGTTCACTTAAGCGGCGTAGGAATCCGGCTGCTCGGAAGACGATGCGTCGTTAAGATGTACCCTGTAACATACGTGACAAACAGCAGATTAAACCATGTGATGTATGATGGCAGCTTGTAGAGAGCCAGAGCTCCCAGCGTGGTGAGAATCATATAGATAGCATCGACCACCAGAACCCACTCACTCCCCTTCATTGTCGTATACAATTTCATGAGGTCCATGATATCGTTTTCGCCTTCAGGGATGAGAGGAACTAGAAACAGTCCAAACAGAATATCGTGAACCATCTGCACTGCCACAACGACAATGAGGAAGAAGAGGAGACTGTACGATCCTCCGATCGCATATGTTATCAGCTGAGCGAGAACGAACCCAATCACCATAGAGGATACGTCCAGGACGTAAGCAATCACTCCAAAGCGGTCGTACCACATGTTGATAGGGCCATCTCGGTCAGCAGTGTACCTCCACACAAACAGTCCAGCAGTATCAACAACCGCTGCCGCCGCCAGAGCTGCCAGGAGAAGCTTGCCGTCCCAAAATTTACGAAGATCCATTATTTAATACAGACAGTAGATGTTCGTGGTTCTCGTAGGCGGGTACCCTCATCAGCGTGCTGAATTCATGGAGATGGCTGGAGCAATAGACGACAACCGGATTGTGTGGGTGGATGACAAGAAATCTTTTTACTATATCGCCGACCTCTTCGTGTACTTTGGCGGTCCGTTCTCTGTCCCAGCTGGAAAACTCATGATCACCTGGAGCGGAGACCATTTGGAAACTCTCCACCGAGTCTACAAAACTCTCGGGGTATAATAACTGATGTTTAACATCCTCTGGGTTTTCGGGGGATTTCTCGTAGGCATGATTGTCACAACGATCTTCGTCCCGCCGCAGACAAAGCATAAACTCGTCCCGGACGTCCACAACCCCTCAATTGTATTCCAGAACCCCGAGGTCGAGAACGGGTGTTTCCGAGCAACGGCCTACCCTGTCCAATGCACCAATAGTATTGATTTTCTGAACATGTAAACAATGAACGTCTCGTCAATTGTAAAGAAACCTGAGGCCAACTACTTTTTCTCGTTCGTCGTCGGACTTGGACTCGCTGTCCTCATGTTTCACCGCCCACAGTCGGAGATTGACGTATCGGCGATTCCGCCAGGCAAGATTCGAGAGATGGTCACAAGGGTAGACGGACAATGCTACCGTTTCCGAGTGGACGATGCGTCATGCCCGGCATCGAGAGTTTCGCTCTAATACATATACAAATGGACGCTACACCCCTAGACCAGCTGATGCCCCCAGGAGGATCGCAGCAGCCTGCTATGTCTCTCCCATCTGCCACCACGTACCCTCAGATGATCACGCCCGGAACGTCGGCGGCGATTTACACCCCTCCTCCCCCGACGCAGACTGCCCCGATGCACCCTGGAGCCGCCAAGAGCGTCCTGAAGTCCATCATGACCTACGTCTCGATCTTCGGTGCCATCTTCATCATCTCTCTGACTCCCGTGCAGTCCCTGTTCCTTCGCTACATCCCGAACGCTTACGGAGGTTCGGGTGTCGTCTCGCTGACAGGTGCGGCGTGCCTCGGCGGATTGGGAGTTGTCCTGGTGTACATCCTCCAGGTTCTCCTCCAGCCGCTCATCTAGTATAAATCAGACTGGTTTATGTCTTGAAAGAATAGTAAGTATAGATGCTCCAGGCGATCTTAGATAAGAATCGCCCGCGTTCTCGCGGACCCGTATACGATCCAATCGCAGCTGTGTTTGATCGCATTCTTCTTGGTCCTGGACTTCACCTCACTCCCATGTTCATTCGCAGGCATCAGGTGACACATATCGTCAACTGTGCGGAGAAATCAGCGTGCCCAGCGTGGGCATCTACGCATGCTGGTCCAAGTAGGTACATTTCCCTGGGAGCCCAAGATGCCATGGGCTTCCCGCTGATTCGGGACTACTACGAAGCGTTTGAGAAGGTGATGGATATGTTCCTGCGGGATCCAGGATGTCGGTGCGTCTACGTCCACTGCCAGGCAGGAATGAATAGGTCGGCCACCCTTCTGGCCGCATACCTCCACAAACGGTTCGGAATCCCGATGGAGAAGGTGGTAGAAGTCATGGCCAAGCAGCGTCCGTGCGTGATGACCAATCCGTCGTTCGTCGAACAACTGGAAGAATTTGGATCTCGCGGAAAGAATAAGTAATGTGGGCGTCCGTTCAGTCCGCAATCACAACTGCAAATGATGATCCCATGGGAGCAGGAAACGCGATTCTCGACCAGGCTCTGGGTCCGTCCTACGATTACCTCCAGACCGTGCAGTCTCCTGCTAAGTTAAATGTTGGCGACCAAGGAACGATGAGCCAGGTCGGAACGAACGCGAATGCGATCAAAACATACGTCGATAATCTCATTACAGGGCCCAAGGCTGGAAATCAGTTTTTCAAGGATACGGGTGGAATGTGCCGTACCCCTGGATCAAAGGACGACGAGGGAATCGATAAGGGTGATGGTCCGGTAGTTCCGCGGTTCACGTACACCAACAACCGTATGGGAATGGATGACGCAGCTGCTGTCCTGGGTCCCAGTTTTTCCAAGGCGGTGGCGGGAAGCGGGTTCGACGGAATTATTCCCGCGATGGGCGGTGACATTGCGGCCCTGAACCCACTTAAACTCATGAACGGTCTGGTACTGGACGGAGTACCGCCGTGTGTAGCGTATACTTGCCCCGTGACTGATATCCAAACTGGAGTATACCAGGGAACACAGACTCGATTTATATCCCCGTCTCTGGAGTTCAATATTACCCCGTGCCGGGCAGCTACCGCAGCAGAGACATCGAATCTGATGGCGATGATTGAGTCCCAAAAGAAGGCGGCCGAAAAGGCGGCAGAGGCGGCTAAAGATGCGGCTGCTCTTAAAGGCAAGTTAAAGGCGGCAGGGGATCCAAGGTACAAAAATATAAAAGGAGTTCAGGCAGGTGAGAAGTATGCGAACTTCCAGGAAAATCTCTATCAGGCTCCTATGCCTGTTGACTACATTGACCCGGTCTCATATCTCACGCTCGGTGCGGCCGTGATGGTGTTTATCGGATACATATTGATGAAATAACTTACGAACGAATCCCGAGAGGACAATAAGACGATATATGTCCTCGGATGTATTCAAGGTAAAGAAGACTCGAGATGGCGGAGGATCTAAAGGACGCGACCAGATTGGTACTCTAGACTCCCTGCACGAGAAGTATGTGGACGAGCTCCACACCGGTTCTTCGGATGAATCGGTGCGAGCCCTGGAGATCCGCCTTGCTGAACTTGAAAGGGAGTTGGAAGGAACGTTCAACCCTTTCGTATTCGATGATGTCATGCGTCAATCAAAACTACAAGCTGAACGCGATACGCTCGCGAAAACTATTGAGAACGTACGTGAAAAGCGGGACATCCAAAAGTATTACATGGAGAGCGGAGACCTGATGCTGGATTACTACGCTCCCCCAGGCAAGAAGACGACGTCCAAGGTAGATTTCGGATCCAGGATCCCTGGAACATTCGACAAGCTGTTTTCGGTGACGGAGACGTCGGCAGGTCCGTCCAAGAAGAAGATGTTTGACGAATACCTTTCTCGTCGCGGTCTATCCAACGGTCTGAACATCGCCGAGAACGCCGATAATATCAAGAAGATGGCCGAGCACTGTGCCCCCTGCAACATCCCCCGCGAAGAAATTACTTCCGAAGGTATTCTCGTCTGCCCCAAGTGCGGATCGGAAGAGTATGCCCTCGTGGTCTCTGACTTTCCCAGTTTCCGCGATCCACCGAAAGAACGGAACAATTACGCGTACAAGAAGCAGAATCACTTGAACGAGATCCTGAACCAGTTCCAGGCCAAAGACAGCACAGAGATCCCTGATGATGTCATGAACGAAGTCATCTGTGAAATCAAGAAGCGACGCATCGACAATATCGCTCTACTGACCGAACAGAATATCCGCGAGATCTTGAAAAAGCTGGGGAGGAACCGGTACTACGAGCACGCGGCACATATCCTAAGCCGCCTGAACGGCAATCCTCCTCCCACCATTACACCGGAGATCGAGGATAAGATCCGGGCTATGTTCCAGGAAGTGCAGGCTCCGTACCTCCTCTACTGCCCCGACGAACGCCGGAACTTTCTGTCGTATTCGTACATCATCTACAAATTCCTGGAGCTGCTGGAGCTGGACGAGTACAAGGTCCACTTCCCGCTTCTCAAATCTCGGGATCGGCTGATTCAGCACGATACGATCTGGAAGAAGATTTGTGAGTATCTGCAGTGGGAATTCATTCAGAGTATTTAGACTGGTGTGTATTTGATTTCCTCCATACAACGTATGCCAAAAAGAGTCCAAAGAAATTTTTAGCAAATATGTCCAATATGTTGTATCCGGTGTTCTTAACTGTATAGCTCGTAACTGCAAATACACCATACAGACCCCAGAAGAATACAAACCAATAGAATACAGCATTCTTGAATTCATCCTCGTCCGATGGCAAGAACGTATCCTTAATATACTTAAAATTCAAAGCGAACGGGATAAATCCTAAGGCTGTA